ATTGTATTAATATCATCAAATACATGATCTTCTACTAAACATGGTAATGATTCTAGTTTACCTGTATATCTAAAAAAACCATTTTCTGACATCCAATATGCAGCACCATCAACTTCAACAGCTGCGTTCTTACCAATCAATCCACAGTTAGTACCAACTTGTTGAAATGAGAACGTAAACGGTGGACCAACAAATCTCATAATAAATAATGCAGTGTCTGTCCAAACGTAGATTGCATCTCTACCTCTTATTGCTCCAACAATTTTAGATCCATCTGAAAGTCTTTGTGTACCTGCAGTGTTTGTTGATGTTGGCGTGTACGTGTTAATATCTTCTTGCGACGAGAATCTTATAAACATTGGATCTTGTGTAGATGATGTTCCAATCGTTGTTTCTGTACCAAAAAATACTACGTGTCTATCCGGTGTTGATACTAAACTAAATTCTGATGCGGTTGGGGCATTAGATATAATGGTTGCTCTAGTTTCATTAGCTCCAGTTGGATTTGAATCCCATTCAAAACTTTCACCACCTGTAATAGTTGCAACAAGTTTGTTACCAAAATTATCTAACGACCATAAACCAGGTGCTGTTACAACGTCACCTGATACAGCCGTATTCCAACCAGCATATCCTGAAGCATCTTTTACTGTAGCTCCTGATGAATGCGAAGCAGCTGTTGTACCATTTGCTCCTCTAGTTAATCCTGTTAAAGTATTACCACTTACACCTGTGTAAGTAATTAATTCGTTAGATATAATAACTGTTCCTGATGATGGAAAAGATGATGCACTTGCCATTGTTAAAGTTGTAACCGATGTATTAATTGATGATGAAAGAGTTGAAGTAAATACTCCAGCTTCTATACCACCCCATGAACCAAGTCCCCAACCAGTTGATGCAACCTCTAAGGCTACTCCTACTGGATAGTAATGTTTAACACGAATACCACCAGATGTTGAGGCACCTGATCCGGATTCAGCAGAATCCATAGTAACTGTTAATGTAGTTGAACTTGGTATGGTTGTGACTTGAAATTTATTGTCATCAAAATCTGCAGCTACAAAATTAGAATTAGTAATAGATGAAAAATTATCTAATAATATAATATCACCTTTGTTTATATTATGCGCTGATGCAAAAGTTATAGTAACAGCTGTAGATCCATTAGTTGTAGAAAAAGCTGATGTTAAAGTTGTTGTCGCTTTAATTGGATGTATATCATAAAAGATACCACCAGAATAAGCGTATAGAATTCTATTTGTACCAAGCACAGCATATTTAATTCCTGATGTATTTATAAAATGATGAATAGCAGTGTTTCGACCAGTAATATCAACTGAACCTAATTGTGCCCAACCTCCTATTTTTTCAGGTGAGCCATATCTAAATCTAACATTATCACCATTAACCCATTGGCTCTCGCCGCCCGTTGATGTGACTTGTTTATTAAATCCAGGTGCAAATTTTATTTTTTGTAACATAATTATTGTGCGTTTGCCGGTACTCCTTTTGAATTTACTAATGGTGCTTCTGCAAATGCCATAAAAGCATAAGTTTTTCCAGCTGCATTTGTATCACTATTTGCATTTATATTTTTAAAACCATTTGCCATGGTAAATATATATGGATCAGTATCTTCTGCATCAGGAACATTGGAATATAACTGAACCATATTTCCATTATTTGAATCTGATAAACTATCATTTATTCTTTCCTTATCTTGTATTACCCAATTTCCTGTTCCATCAATCTCCTTGATTAAAATTAGAGCAGGTTTAAAGCCACAATAAACAAAATTTCCCGCAGCAAGATTATTGCCATAATAACTTCCGAATCGAGAAAATCCCTGTTTAGCAGCCCATAAATAAACAATTATATCTGAACCAGTTTCATTTATATTTCCATTATTACCTACTGTGAAGACGCTGGTCGTGGGGTCGGTATCGTTCCATATACCAGAACTTGTATCAAATGCATTATTTGTATTTGTTTCATATGTCTTAGTTGCACCAGCTGCAGAATGATACATATGCCAACTTTCAACTTTTTCTCTGTTTTTAATCCACATCCATTCTGGTTTTGCAGAAAGTGAATGTGATATTGTTCTTGCAGTTTGATTTCCTGAAAAACTTACTATATCGAACCCACTTGTAGCAGACTCAGCCCAGCACCAAGCTACGCTAGTTCCACCACTAGCATTAAATGAAGAAGCACCAGCTACGGTAAATCCATTACTACTAAAAGCTGATAATCCATTTGAATTAGTATCTTCTGCATGAGTATCATCTGTATATAAAAATTTATTTACTCCTCTTACGGAATCATAAATTTCATGTGAGGCTGAACTATTTCTACGTTTAAACCAAACAAGATTGGGAGCCATATCACTATTACCATCTAAAGTAATAGCATTAGAACTTCCAGTGCCATTATATATTTTGACCTGAAAAAATTTTTCTGGATCATTTAAATCTTCACTTACATAAGTTGCCATTTATCCTCCATTCTCCGCTATGTTTTTTGTACAAAGAGCAAGAAAACCACTAGGGGGAGCATGCTCAAAATTTCCATATCCATTTTCATCTGCGTTACCTGATGATATTGAATAAGGTGGACACCCACCAAAATTCCAACCAACTTGATCAAGAGCAGCGTATGGACCACCAGCAAAAAACCAAAACTCAGTTCCAACAGTAAAACTATGTGCACCACCTGATGCAGCTGTACCATTTTTATAAAAAGTAACTTCCCCGTCATCTAAATTCATAGCAATATTTATAATATCTCCTTGCGCATAACTAGCACCATAAGAACTTCTTGAACCACCACTTCCTGGATATAAATAACCTTCAAATTGATAACCAATACCTTTGTATTGATTTGCAAATCCCGGTGCTGTATGAATACCATAACCATCATCATTAGTTCCTCTGTGTAAAGCACCTTCAGATATAATTCCAGTTACTGTTTGTCCTGCATCTAAATGAATAATGTTACATTCAGCCCACCATTTACCTTTATTTACTCCAAAGGTAGTTGATATAGATGTCCAGTCACTACCACCAGATGGAGCTGTGTATAGACAATTACCTTCTGATAAAACAATCTGGTTAGCATCTCTATTTGCTTGACCATTTAAAACAGCAAAACTGTTAGTACACGTGTCCGTTGCCTGATCTGCTGCAACTATATTTGTTTCACCCCAATCATTTCCATTTCCACTTTCATCATCTCCTAAATCTCCACTGTCTTCAAAATCAAGATAAAAACCTGCTGTACCAAAAGTTAAACCAGATACATCTTTAGGCTTCCAAATTGTAGGGCTATCACTATCAAATTCACCAAAATCATTAGCATTACTAACAGCAGTACCGTCTAAATAAACTATTTCTGCAAGGTATCCATCAAAATAAGTTGACTCACTATTACCAATAACCATTTCATGAGCTGTTCCCCAAGTAGAAGCTAAATTTTGATCTGGATTTGTATCTGTTGAAAATGAAGTTTCTTCTACTCCATTTACAAATAATCTCATACGATCTCCAGCAGTTCCATCGCCAGTGTTCCATACAAAAATTATGTTATACCAGGCGGCTACATCACGAAAAATTCTATGAGTTGTTAAAACTCCTACAGCAGAACCTCCAAACACTTGTTTAAAAGTTATTGTATTATCAGCATTAAAAGTACCAATAGTTGAATAATCGGATGATTGATATCTACTCCATAAAGGTTGTACTGTTCCTAAATTTGATCTTTTAACCCACATAGAAATTGACCATGTAGTTCCATTTGAAACTCTATTACCTCCAGATGATGCAAAAGTTCTTGTTAATTTTGGACTATCATCATCATTAAATCTGCATGAGTTGGCTACTTCGTATGAACCACCTAGTGCT